GCGGCCATGGCCGCTATGCTGTCGGAAAGTGCCATGACTTAGATGCCCCGTGCCTTGGAAACCAATTTGCTAAAAAAATTGCCAAGCCAATGGTTTGATTTTTTTGAAATCATTGTTGTTTCAGAAAAGACTTTTTTCTCCATGGGCGCGGCCATTTGTTTCAAAGAAAAAAGATGGGAATCCAGTGTTGCAATTTCTCCCGTGAGCTTCACTGGAAGCGTGGAAAGAAGCGGCCGGACTTTTGCCCAGGCAGAAGTAATTTCGGTAGATGGATTCACCCGGATCAACACAACAATTAGGCCGAGGCCATTTCCAATTTCTCGGCTTTGGCTTTCTTGGAAACTGCTGGCTTCTTCTCACTAATGAGCCTCTTGCGGCGAATCACTCCCCCGGTAGAATCCCACATTGAAAGGATGGAAAAATCGTTGTCGCTGTTTTTGGCGTGGAATTGCTCCCGAAGCGCCATGTAATCGCTGGTCGGTCCGGCAAGCAACTGATGCCGGTGGTTGCGCGGGTCGCTCTCTTCGGAAAGCGTGAGGAGGAAAATTCTCATAAGGTGTCGAGGGGTGTCTTTTGGGGTTGTCGTCGGGGTTGTCGTCGGGGTTGTCGTTGTCGGTACCAGTCGTCTGGTCTCTTCAGCCCAAAACCCCTCCCCCGGAAATTCTTCCAGAGGAGGGGCGGAGCAGGAGAGGTGAATCTCTTAGGCGGAAACGATGCGCTTGAGAGCGGCACTTTCGCCTTTGCCGTAGCCGTAGTTGGCCTCAATCACCATCTGGACAGTGTCCGAGCCGGGGATCGGGTACTCGCGGTACTCGAGGGTGAGTCCGTTGTCATCGGTGGCGGTGACGTAACGGGTGATGCGGTCGTCCGCAGGAGCGATCGGCGCGAAAGCCACCAGGGCGGCATCGGGCAGGGTTGCAAAACCGACAAGGTTCTCGCTGTTGGCGGGGATGTTCGGGGTGACGAACACGTCCAGACCGGCGATGTGGGTGAGAGCACCCTTGAGCTTGACGTCGGCACCGGCCTGACCCATGGCGTTCCAATTGGCAATGGAAGGATCCTTCAGGAGCGCTCCATGGTAGGTGCTGGAAAGCACAAGGCTACGGTTGGCGACTGGCCAGTAGCTGTTGTTGATCTCGGTGACGATGTCGGCGATGTCCGTGAAATCGAAAGCAGTGGGTGCTCCCGTGGAAACCGCACTTCCGAAGTTGGAAGCGCTGACAACGCTCAGGATGTCCATGACGACGTCATGGGCAAGAGCCTCGGCCTGACGGTCCATCAGCTTCTCCACGGAGAGGTGGGGCTGGCGGGCGAGTTCGTAGCCGGTAATGTTGAGCGCCTGATATTTGCGCTTGTTGACAACGACGTTGCGGCTCTGGACAGTGCCTGCGTCGGCGCTGTACGACCCGTTGAAGTCGCTGGATGCGGTACCCTGAAGCGGGTAGTAGGGAACGGTGACGGTGTCATTACCCTGAAGAGGGATGCCACGATACACGGTGCTGAAAGCGTTAATCGGGGCGAGGGTACGCTTGAAAGCCAAAAGGGCGTTTTCAAGGATAGCCTGTACCTGAAGATCGCTGGCGATGGAATTAGCCATGATGGTGAGGAGTTGGGAGTTGGGTTGGGTTGGTGAGCTTGGGGATTCCTAGCTCGGGGTTATTTCTTGGAACGCTCGGCGTCGTACTTCTGGAGCACGGCCTTGTGTTCGCGGAAAAAGCTGGTTTTTGCGGATCCCTTGAGGGAATTCCACTGGTCGTAGAGCGAAGCCGGGTCATTGGCGGCGGCATCGGCCTCTAGGGGAAGAGCGCTTGCCTCAAAACCAAGGGCGGCTACCTGATCAATGGTTGCGGCGGCGACCTCTTCGTCGATCTGGCGGTCGGTCTCTTCCAGGGCTTCCTTGACCTCGGTGAGCTTGGAAATCTCTTCGGCATGAAGCACCTTGGCGGCTTCAAGGGATGCGGCGTGATCGTTTGCAAGTTGCTCCAACTCGCTGACCTTGAGCGAATGACCTTCGGCGGCGGCTTCCAGTTCGGCAATCAGGCCGTTCTTGGTTTCGATCAGCGCGATGGCCTCGGTCAAGGAGTTTTGCGCGGCGGAAAGCTGGCCAAGGATGGTTTCCTTTTCAGCAAGGGCGGCTTTTAATTGGGAGAAAATGTTCATGTGGTTTCCAGCTAGGTGCGGTGTCAAAGTTTTAAAAAAAGAGGCGGATTACATGCCGTCGTTGTCGTCGTCTTCCTCCCCATCGCCATCCTCATCAATGTCTTGGGAAATCAGTTCGATCACTTCGCCGATCCCGGAGACAATGCGGTCGGCAAGGCCGTTTGCCACGGCTTGTTCCCCGTCGAACCACTGTCCCTGCATGGTCTCGTCGGAAATCTTGTAACCGGCCTGGGCGCGGTTGGTGGTGACGGCTTCAAGGAACCGGCTGTTGGCACGCTCGACTCCATCCTGAAGGAACGAACGCTCTTCCTCGGTGAACGATTTGCCTTCCAGACCGATGGCTTTTAACCGGCCAGCCTTGAAAAGTTCCAGCTTCAGCCCTTCCATTTCGTAAGCGCGGGAGCTGTCGATCATCGCAAGATAAGTTCCGATCGATCCCACATCACTCGATCCGGTGACAAAAATGCCGGAGGTGGCGGCGCTGGCGAGCCAGTAGGCCGCCGAACACATTTGGGAATCGGTGAAAGCGTACAGGGGCTTGGCGGTCTTCCCCAGCGATGCGGCCGCCTCGGGCGTGCCGGTGACCATGCCGCCTGGGCTATTCACATCAAGCAGGATGCTGTGAACGGAAGGATCCATGTCGGCCTTCATGACGGCATTGACGATCTGATCGACGTCGGCACCCCCGCACATCATTTCCAGCATGTTGAGACGCTTTCCGATCACGCCATTCACCGGGACGATGGCGACGCCATTCTCGACATCATAGGACTTCTGTTCCATGTCGTCCTGGTCGCCGTCGTTCTCAGTCGTGAGAATGGAGCTGATCGGTTGGGACTGGTGCGCCTCAAAGAGGGATTGGAGGCGGCGATGAGCCTCGGGAAGGATGTGCCACGGGGTGGCGTAAAGACGGGTGGCGATGCGTGCGAGCTTCATCCACTCAGGCGGATGTCAAAACGGAAGTCAGGGGATATAAACCGACTTTTTCTTTTTCCGAGCGATGTTCTCTTTGATTTCGGCCGAGATTTTCCTGCGGATGTAGGCATGCCAACTGAGTTCTCCAAGATTCTTGCGCTCCCATGCCATGAGTTTTCTGAGCACGGTGGCATTGTCACTCAGATCGGTATATCCGGGATCGGTCTCCACCATGAACCGCATCGGCTTTCCGTTATAGGTTCCCCGACTGTGACCGGCGTCCTGATACAGTTCGTCGGGAAGTTCCATCCATTACTTTCCTGTAAGGTTGCCGGGGGCGCTTACGTCCTCTTCCTCCACAGGGGGTTCGACGATCGGTTGCTCCACTTTCAGCTCCGGGTAGAGATCGCTCATGGAAAGGCCACGGCTTTCCATTTCTTGCTTCCTCCAAACGGCAAAATCCATTTCGCGGGTGACCTCTTCCTTGGCGTCCTGACCCTTGAGATTATAAAGGCGATCGGTTGAGATCAGGCCGGTGCGGTGTTGCTCAAGATAGATGCGACCGTCACGACCGAAATCCACGGTCACCGACTCACAAGGAATCCATGAATGGGAATACCAGGCGGGATCCTTGCACTTGCGAAGGCGTCCGGCCTTCATCTCCTTGGCAATCGTGTAGGTCCAATCACGCGAGAGCCAGGTATCAATAAAGTTGGATTGCTCGGCCTTGATCCATGCCTGGGCGTCGGCCAGAACATACCTGACCCCTGCTCCGCCAAATTTAGAAATCGACCAGCCCAGCGCGTCCGATATGCCCAAACCCCAGCAACAATCACGGATCAGTGAATTCTCGACGAATTCGACGCTGTTCGGGTGGGGACGTTGATCAAGCAATGTCTTGATGTCATAGCCGGGGGGAACTTCCTTGATCTCTCCACCCATGCCAAAAACTTCGCTGGTGCGGATGCTTTGTAAGTTTCCACTGTTATCAGTGCCAACCACTTGATCGGTTTGATATTTGCCAGCCAGGGCATCCATGATCCCCGGGGTGGCATCCTTGTCCTGTGAAGCAAGGTAGTATCCGATCTGGTTGCTGAGTTTGATGCCTTGCATGACCGAGGCGTTCAGCTCGGTGATGTCGATCATCTTGTTGACGGCATGTGCCAGCGAACTGACGCCACGGAACTGGCCGGGGCTTTCCAAGTTGCACATCCAGACGACATTTTCGGCACCGACCCGTGTGGTTTTGGAAAAGTCGTCATCAAGGAAATAAAATGCCTGGGCGCGGCCGAGCCGATCGACGGCGATGCCGTCGTTCATTTTCTTGTCAAGGGTGCCGATCGGTTCACCGACTTGTGTTCCAGAATAGAGGCGGCGAAGCGCTCCACCGCTCTGGCTTTCACTGAATACGATGGCGGCGTCGCCGTCTTTCTTCTGTGTCAAGTAGGCCAGACGTTGCATCTGGACGGCGGTTAATCGACCCGAGACGTCGTAAGTGGCGGCACTCCGGGCGCGGCGGTTATACGCGGCATCTGCCAGGGCATTCCATTCGGCATCCTTGGTGGTCGCTTGCGGGTTGAATCCGTTGCCGACGACCATGTTGGTGATCGAAGTGAGCAGGCGGCGAGCCAGTCCCATGTTGGCCATGAGATAATGCACCTTGCGGGCAATCTCGCGGCGGGTCCAGACGTTGATCTCGTCTCTCGGCGAAAGGGTCGGCCAATAAATGTATCCCCTCTGCATGGAGGGAACGGCGGCGTCGTATCCGTAAGCGGCCTTGATCCGGGCGGGACCCGATCCTCCGGTAGGTTTCCCGACGGAAGGAAGGCGGCGGGTCGGCGTGCTCCCGGTGCGACGGGACGGGCTAATCGTTTTCTTGCGGGCCATAAATTACGTCCTGACGAGGCGGTGAGAGAAATCGGCAATCACGGGACCGGGAATGGGGTCGAGCTTGTTCTCCCCGGTGATGCCGCTGATGGATGCCTCCATGAGGAGTTTCTCAACGGCGTAGCCGATGACGCTCTTTGGAAACGTGATCTGACCGGAACTGTGAACGCCATCGTTCGCCAGGGTGGTGATGGTGACCTCGTCAGTGGCACTCTGAAAGATGCTGTCAGCTAATGCCTCCAAGGCCGCGACGGTCTGGGTGCGCCGAAGGTAGCGCACGCAGTAGGAGATTTGGCCGCCGTTATTGAGTGCCGAATAGTTCAGTGACATTGCTACCGAGGAGCAGTGTCAAAGATTCATTTTCCACTTGTCTTGGCAATCCAATGACTCAGAACGGCAAGTTTCACGCAGTCGCCAAAGTGATCTTCCCTGATTTCTTTCCAATACTTGGTCGTGCCGCGCGGGGTGCGGGTCTCTAATAATTGCTGGCCGGTCAGTCCATGAATGAGCGCGGCCGGGGCGTCATCGGGCAGGTGAAGCAAAGGGGCGAGGCGTTTTTCAATCTTTTCCAGATAGAGCGAAAGTTTCAGCGTGTAATCGACGTAAGTATGCAAAACCAGTCCCCGGTGGGTCTTTACCTGGGAAGTGCTCCAAGTGCCAAATGATGCGACGGATCCTTTGGACGGCCACAATTTGCCACGACTGCGGACACAAAGATCGTAGATGCGATCCGTTTGCCATCCTGAATCGACGATGCCAAAACCAATCGGCCAGTCGGCATCTCCGGTGCCTTTGTAGGTTTTATCCTTGAGCAGGGTGAGAAGATCCTCGGGTGCCAGGACGGTGCCGCAATCCACAACGGCGATTTCCCCATCTCGTGAAACCGCCGAGACGACCCAGTGGGTCTGGTCTTGGCCAGGATCCGCCGTGAGCACAAGGTAGCCGAATTTCTCCAACAGAAAGGACGGGATCTGACCAAGGCGGTAATCTTTGCACCGGAGGGCGTGGATTTTTTCCTCCTTCACATTGACGGTGCTTTCCTGATGCGGAAGCGCCATCCATCCGTTGTTGTAATCCTGAAGTCCGAACAGATCGATCGATTCCAAAAATCGGACGGCAAGATTTCCAAAAGAGCACTGGACGTCGGGAGAATAAAACGAATTCAGGTGATAGGAACGGCGACCGGCCGGTGCCGACGGGTTGCGTGCCACCCATTCACCTTTCAACATCATGGAGGGCTTGTGATGATCCCTGATCTGGAACTCACAAAGCGGACAACGATAGTGGGCGGACTGGCGCACTTTTTCCTTATCCCAGACGCCATCAGTTCCTTTTGCCTCGGCATCCCAAACAAGGGTTTTCTTTTCACCCTGGGCATGTTCAAAGGTAAAACGACCGCCGCATTCCGGGCATGGAATTTCAAAATACCTCTGGTCTCCGGCTTGAAAATCCAACCAAAACTCATGTTCGGCGGTGGTGGGTGTGGACATTTTTACCCTCAACGATCGGGAAAAGGTCTTCGTGCGTTGCTCCGCAAGCTTCATGGCACTCGACTCATCGGTCGAAGCGCGGGCAAATTTGCAACATTCATCCAAAATTAGCGTTTGGACGGGGCGACTACTAAGTTGGCTGGGGGAATTCGACCCGACCACGGTGGTCGTCTGGCGGGCAAATTGCATTTCCAAAGATTTCATGAGGTCTTTGTTTTCCGGCATGTGTACCGATAGCGCGGGGTTATCCTCAATCAACGGAATCCACCGGGTCTGACTCCAAGAGCGACCAAGTGCTTCGGTAGGCATGACGACCAACGTGGGAGAAGGGTCATTTGCCAGTTTGTAAGCCATGCCCATCATGGCCACGGTGGTCTTGGCGCATTGGCTTCCCCAGCAGAGCGTCAAGTCGGTGCATCCGCTCTCGGGGTGGAACTGACTAAGCGGTTCGCGCATGTAGGGACGAAGGAGCGTGGAAAATCGTCCAGGCTGATTCGGCGAGACGCGTGGTGAGAACTCTATGTTCTCCTCACACCACGCAACCGGATCGGGCAACTCAGGCAAACTGAGATCCCCAAGGAACTCTCCCAAGAGATCGGTCATGATTTGATATTGATGCCTTGATTTAACTCGGGGCAGTAATGCCAAAATCCACTTTCAATGACCGGAATGGTGGCGATGAATCGGGATCGGTTGCGGATGAAGATCCTGACAAAGTCGTCATTCCGAATGCGTAGGCGGATTTTTCCTTTGGGAAATCCTTTGAGACCAGGACAAGGAACACATCCGAAAGGGACCGGTTGAGAACCACGTTTCACACCAATCATTTTCATGCGGGGATCGGATCGGAGGTGTCGTACTTGCTGAACTCTTTCTCAACGGCGGCAAGTTGTGGCGTGAACCTGTTGCGTAACCATTCCTGACATGCCTGGATGCCAAATGCGGGGTCGAAGCTGTTAGCTCGAGGTCCCACTTCTGACGGCATGTTTGCCAAAACTGATCTGATCGGTTGGATGAACCGGCGGCGCAGATCGGCAATTTGGGAAGCAGGGACGAGACGACCGGCGGCAATTTCGGCGGTCTCTCTTGCCCGTTTGCTTTTACGATAACTCTCTTGGGCGTCCTTTTCGGCGCGGCTCCATTGCGTTGCGTTGATGTCTCGGGAAGCCAAAAGTTCCCCATAGGTGGCGGCTACGCTTTGCCAGAACTGATAGGCTTCCTTTTCCATGCGGCGAGCCTTTTCCAAATCGTCTCCGGTATCTTCAAAGGAGGATACTGGCGTTGCGTTGAACGATTCAGGTGTAGAAATTTTCCGGACAGGGGCGGCCGCAGTGCGAACGGCGGTGTTGGCCTGACGAGAAAGGAATTCCAAAAATAGCGGATCCCGGCGCTGACGATGGAGTTGGGCGGTACGAAGGGAGATATTTCGAGCCGTGGCATAAGCTTTCACAAGCAGGTGCTGGTCTCTTCCGTGTCGCATTCATCGTTTGCGTCATGTCAAAGCAAACGCAAAGGAATGACACATGACGCAATGGGTGCGTCATGGCGGTGCGTTGCGAAAAATGCGTCTTTGCTCCGTTTTACACTGGGAGACCCAAACAA